AGATCGCCGCCATCTCCTAACCAATTGCAGCACGGGGCGCTCCTTCTTTACGCGTAGGGGCGCCCCGCTTTTTTATCACTACCACCCCACCCGCCGTGCATTTCTCCGACCGCAAACACATACTCCGACTTGCAGCTCAGCAAGAAGACATCAAACGCATCTTTGATCGCTTTGCGCGCGAAGCTGGCGCACAGCTCGAACGGTGGACGCCCAAGGCCGCACCGGGCGTCATTCACCCGTCCGACGTGTGGCTGCATAACCGCGTGGCCGAAAAGCGCATCGAGAAGCTCCTCGACCAGTTGCACACTGATCTCGTGGCCAACATAGACGCCAATACCCGTGCGGCGTGGGAAGACTCGAACCGAAAGGTTGACGAGATGATCCGGGACTTCATTGCCGACATCCCTCTCTCGGAAACTTTTCGCCGCGGCATGTTTACCCGCAACGCCGAGGGGCTACGCGCCTTCATGCAGCGTAAGCATGCGGGAATGAACCTCTCAGATCGCATCTGGAGTGTGGTCGAGGGAGCACGCGAAAACATGGAGTTCTATCTCGCGTCTGGCATTGCCGAGGGGCGACCAGCCACGCTTTTGTCGCAGGATATACGCTACATCCTCAAGGAACCGGACAAACGCTTCCGACGTGTGCGTAATGCCGATGGTAAGTTGGTCATGTCGCAACCTATGAAAGACTATCACCCCGGGCGCGGCGTCTACCGATCCAGTTACATGAATGCCCTGCGTGTGGGAGCCACGGAGACGAACATTGCCTACCACGAATCCGACCATCAGCGTTGGCAGTCGTTGGACTTCGTCTTAGGCGTAAAGGTGGAGCGATCGGGCACATCGGCTAAGCCTTGCCCGGTGTGTGACGCCATGAAAGGCACGTACCCGAAAGGCTTCAAGTTCCTCCCCTGGCATCCGTTCTGTATCTGCCACGCTACGCCGGTCATGCTCAGCGGACAGGAGTTCACAGACTACCTTGTGACGGGTCGCATGCCTGCCGGACGCGTACTGCGTGACATGCCCGCCAGTGCTCTTGAGTACGTCGAACAGCACCCCTCTTATCGCACCTCCTACTCATACCTGCACAATGTGCCCTTCTTCGACAAGGAGGCCGCTGCGAACGTGTCAGGGGGTGGCGCACCAGCCAAACCTTCTCGACCAGAAAAGACTGCGTGGCAAAAGGAGGACATTCAAAGGCGATGGAATACGCGTGTGTCTACCAACCGACATGCCGCAACCCTTGAAGCCATTGCGACTGATTTTGCCGACGTGCCTTCCATTACGCTCCTCGGTGGCAAGGTGAGCGGCCGAATAGCAGCCGGCGCGGATCCTTCGGAGGTAGACGCGCTGATGGCTCGCCTCCGTCATAAGATCGAGGTAAAGAAGGCGTGGGATGAAAGAAGGGAGCTGAATGGAGGCTTCCAAACTTGGGACGAATGGGACTACCGCCAAAAACTCTATGATCCTATTGTGTCGCAGGAGGAATATACACAAGTTTGGCGTAGGGAACGACGAAATGCCACCCCGCTCGGATATATCCAAACTTGGAACTCGAGCTTTATAAATGAGGATCTAAGAAATGGCGTCCGAATGACAGGGGACAATCTGAAAACGGTAAAGACGTTAGACGCCATAATAGAGAGAAACACACTGCCAAAAGATGTGCTGCTTTACAGATACGAGGATAGTGGGTATATAAAATTCATAGGGTGCAACAGTGACTCTGCAAGTGATATTGTACAATTCTTGAACAACAACGCCGGGATGATCCTATCAGACCCGGGATTCAAGTCGACCAGTTGTGTAGAGGGTTTGAATGTGTTTGGGGATGATCGAGACGTCAGGGTGAATATTAGAGCCAAAAAAGGCGCTCATGCTTTTGTTACAGTAAACGTTCCGGAAAGCGAGGTCATTCTACCACGCGGATCAAGGCTTAAACTCATATCGGCTCGGTCTTTGGTGAGACCGGACGACGGCCGCATATTGATCGTCATCGATTGCGACCTTCTTTGATTTGCTGTAGTACCGGTACAAATGCCGGAAAAACTCGTCCTTGTGATCCTCTTCTAACTCTTTCCCAGGTGGTACTCTATGGCTTGCCAAATAATGCTGAAACAAGAAGGTCAACAGCTGAGGAGGAGTCTCCACACCCTCGGGGATAGGTGTAGCAACCACCCCATCGCACACTCGGGGGTATCGATATGGGGTGTTATCTATGCCTGTCAATTCATATTCCACCCAGCATTTTTCCCATAGCCAAAAGCCGAGATTGTTTCCTTTGGGGTATTCTGTCTCCCCGTTATAGTAGAGGCATTGCTTAATCAATTCTTCTTTGCTCATTGTTGGATGCTGTTTTAATTGGACAAAGGTAACGCCGCTGGGCAGACCATCTCGAGGACTCCCTCGGAATGGTGGCCCGGGAGTTAGTCTGCAAATAAGATTCGGTGTGAAAATGATGGATTGAAGCGCCATGCAAGCACCCTTATGCTGTGAAAATGATTTAGTCTGCAAATAAGAAATCGCCTGAAAAAGAGTGCCTGAGAACATCCGAAAGCCGCTTCGATCACTCTGCGCGCATATAAAGCAAGAGCCGCCCGGAGTCGCCCAAACGGCTTCGTAACCACTCCAACAGTTGGGTTAGCGAGCTGTCGCAGAGGGGGAAAAAGAGTCTGAAGGGCCGGAACGCAAAAAAGTTTGCCAGACATGCTGATATTGCAGACGTGGCATACAATCTTTGCATTCGTAGAACAATTAGACAAACAACACAGCCGCTCTTGGGAAAGAGTGGGGCTGCATTGCAATACCATCTATTCAACAATCACAGCAACTAAAGAGAGAACACTCACAGATGACAGTCATTGAAGCAATCAAAAAGGCACTCAAAGAACAAGGTGTAAGCGAGAACCACGCCGAAAGGGTGCAGAAGGCTTTTGGCGTGAGCGCCGTGGATGGCGTCTCAGCCGCTGTAAAAGCCTTCAAGGAGTACATGCTCCCAGCCATCGAAGAGGCCGACAAGACGGCTAAAGAGAAAGCAGAGGAGGCTCGCAAAGCAGCCATTGCGGAGTACGAAAAGGCGCATGGCCTGAAAGACGGCAAACCCATCGCACCGGATCCCACGCAGCCTATCCCGCCGAAGCCGCTCGGAGACACTATCCCAACCGGAGCTAACGCAGAGCTGGCCGAGCTGAATAAGCAGCTACAAGAGATCCGATCGAGGATCAATAAGTCGGAAGCAGAAGCTGCCAACGCCGCGCGCCTTTCAGAGGCGAAAGCAGCCATTCAGAAAGCCGGTTTGCCTGAAACGTGGATTTCGCGGATCAATACATCCGCAGAGGCTTCAATCGAAGAGCAAGTGAAGACGCTCGGAGATGAGCTTACAGCCATTCGGCAAGATGCCATCAATCAAAACGTAGCCTCAGGCGGTATGCGTTCCATGCCTGCGGAAAGCACGGCGCGCACAGCTGAAGACTGGGCAAACTTCATGAGTCAGGCCACGGATCAGAGTGCTGAAAGAGGCACAGCGACGTTCAATGCGGGCGCTGAATAAACGAATTACAACTAACAATTTAACAGTAAGACATTATGCCATTTTTAAGTCAAGAGCGAGAATTTCAGTACAAGCCCGGCATCGTGAAGGAGCTGGAAGACGTAGTCGGCGGCGGAACGATCGATCGTAGTGAGCTTCGAGCGGCTCTCTTCTCCGGCAAGACGTTGGATGAATTGCCTCCGCTTACTCCCGTGGTGAAAGACTCGGGAACGGGTGTCTACCATGTGATCAAAACTGCGCGCGTCTATGAGGCTGCCTCGACCGCGAAGTACAAGGTGGAGAAGAAGCACCTCTTTGTCGTGGGCGACGCCGTAACCCTCGGAGGTGCGTTTGATAAGGCCTCCGACGTGATCACGGAGATCGATAAGAGCGACCCGAAGTTCGACCTTATCACACTGGCCGCTACCATTGGCGCCGCCGCAAAGGGCGACGTCCTTGTGCTGGCCAAAGACAAACAGGGCGCAGGTAGCGCAGTGCCCAAGTATGGCGACAAGAAGAGTGAGGTGTTTCTGACAAAGAACAAAGTAAACCTCACCGTTGCCAATCAGAGCTGTGGGCTGCTTGTGAGGGGGACGGTGACAGAGGCATCTATGTTGTTCCCTCTCGACAATGTTTTGAAGGAACGCACACGCATTCGCTTTGTGTAATCAGTGAAGACAAACAACAACAATGGAAAGAAGTATTTTATCGTTGGTGAACCAAGCCAACCTTGAGGGGCGATTGAGATCCAATCCAACCCCCATGTTTTTCCCGAACTTCTTTGGGATCAAAGAAGTCAGCACTTTGACTTGGAAAACGCTCGTCGGAGAACAAGGCGTTCCCGTAATTGCAGACGTGATCAGCTTTGACTCGTCCGCGCCAATAAAGAGCCGGGAGGTGATTCGGAAGCTCTCTGGAGACATTCCGAAAATCTCCATAAAGTACCCGATGAATGAGTCGGAGCTGAACGAATATATCCGACTCCAATCAGACATTCGAAACGACGCCCGGCTGCGATCTGTGCTTGATCTCGCGTTCAAGGATACGGATCGAGCTTACAATGGTGTCAGAGGTCGCATTGAATGGATGGCCTTGCAGCTGCTTTCGCGTGGTGGATTCATGCTGAATCCGACCAACAACAACGGCATCGTAACCACCGCATTCGTTGGCTGTGGTATGCCTAACGACAATCGCCGCGTAAGTACGGCCGACTGGTCGAACTCGAACACTGCGGATGGCTTGCAGGACATTGCAGACGCTGTCGATATGGCCTTTCAAAAGGGGCGCAATATTCGGTACGTGGTCATGCGCGCTGACGATTTCGCGCTTTTGAGAAAGCAAAAGTCTACGATTGAGGCCTTGAAGGGGTGGTTGAACCAATCTGGCAAGCTCGCACCGTCTTTTAAGGTGATCAACAACTATCTCGCAGACCAAGAGTTCCCCGTCGAGATTAAGCTCGTAAAGCCAGCCGTGAGAATTGAGAATGCGGCGCACGTGCGCAAGACCGTTTGCCCGTGGGAGCGTAAGCGCATTGCCCTCATTGAAGACCTGAGGGTGGGAGACATTCAGCACGGCCCGATTGCCTCTGAAACGCTGGCTTCTATGCGCCAAAAGGCGCTGATGGTGAAGAAAGACTTTGTTTTGGTTTCCAAGTGGTCAGAACCGGAGCCGGTAACGGAGTGGACAAAGGCAGAAGCCAACGCCATGCCTGTTATCAATGATCCCGAGGGGCTTTTCATCCTGAAAGCTGACGGAACGAGCTGGAATGACGACACGGAAGGCACGGACAATGTCCCGGCAATGTTGCTCGGAGAAACGGTGAAACCGGAATCGCTTACCATCGAGGAATAAAAGCAGCCGAGCGCGGGTAACGGAATGAAGACGGTCAAAGACGCGATAATGGCTTACCCCGGTGTGGCAGACGGAGAGGAGTTCCTCTCCGTCGTGCTCACTGACCGCGGGCTGGACGGAGAGGCTGTATATACAGCCGAGGCCGGACGCGAGGTGCGATTGGCCGTGGCTGACGTGTACGCCATGATCGGGGGCTTACCAAACTTCACGGAATACAAGCTATCAGTGTCTTACGATCGGGCTTGGTATCGGAGTAAGGCCGCCGAGCTGTACCGTGAGAATGGTGAGGCTGAAAAGGCTAATCGACTGGGAGGAATATTCGTTCCGCGCGGTAAAAGCAACCAGACATGGTGACACGCTATCCTAAGGAGCATGACGCTGAGGTGGTTTACGATTCCACTGGACACTTGGAACATGGCGAATGGATACCGGGCGTTCATAAGACGGTGCACCTGCACGGCCGTTTCGATCACTCCAATAGCAGTCGCCATGTATTGAAACGCGACAGCAATGGGGATCAGCTCGAGGTATACGGTGAGTATTACACTCGTATGCGTCGACCGAATGAGGCCGAGCGCTGCCTTACGCTACGCATCCCAGGCCTCAGTATAGAGCGTCCTATCATTGTGTGGGAGAGTTATCAGACGCATTCTGTGATCTACGTATGAGCGCATCCACCAAACCTTGCTTAAAACCGCTTTGGACAAAGCAGCAAATGCATGGCATGTTTGAACGTCTACAAGACCGTACGGATGAGGTGATAAAGACCCTGCTTGCAAGGGCAGGCGAAGAGTTTATCACACTGGCTCGCAGTATTCGCACCTACAAGGATCGCACGGGGAACCTGCGGAGCTCGACCGGATACGCCATTTTCAAAGATGGCAGACGCGTAGGATCGAGCGTCTTCAATGCGAATGTCGGAGAGCCCGGAAAGAAGGACGGCGAAAAGGGCGTTACAGCCGGAGAACAAATGGCCAGAGCGGTAGGTCGTACACATTCGAAGGGCTACGTGTTAGTCTGTTTCGCGGGCATGAGTTACGCCGCCGCGGTCGAGGCCAAAGGATACGATGTGGTCACCCATTCTGCAGATAAGACCGAGGGTTCTCTGATAAGCGAGGCCGCCAATCTGTTGCGCGCGCTCAAAGTATAATCCAGCATGGCAGACTTCTTCGACATTGTAGACATCGTCTTTGCGGCTGTGGACGGAGCAGGAACGGAATTGCCAGCCTATAAACATCGGGCAGAGACGGGCGTGAAGGCCGACCACATCGTGGTTAACACGACCGGGGTAGCAGTGAAGACCTACGTCAATAAGGCGCCGGTGGTCAATGTTAACCTATTTATTCGCCCGTATCCCAACGGTATGATCAATGCCCGACAGATCCAGATGCAGGCCGGAAAGATCAGAGAGGCGATCAAGCACCCACCCGCTCCACCGGGTATGTACTTCAACGCCCGCGTGGCATGGGAGGGAGAGATAGAGACCGACGACAGCTTTACCCTCTACAACATCCGCGTGGAGGTAATCACCGAGAAATAGAAACATGAAACCAACTTCAATCAATTAGAACAATACAGACATGGCAGAAGAAAGAAAATTGGCGATTGATGTCGTCTACGTAGGCGTGGCCGATCCCGGCGACGGCGTCCCAGGAACGAGCTTTACTCAGGTCTCGACGGTAGAATCTGGGTCTATTCAATACAACGTAAACGATCCGCAGAAGACAGAGTTCAAAAGGTACGGTAGCGATAAGCCTTGGGCCATCATTCTGAAAGCTGGAGAAGCTGATACATTGGTTCTAAACATCCCCTCTCCAACGATGGATGAGCGCAAGCTCTTTATGGGTGGGGAGCTCAATGGAACCAAGGACGAATGGAAAAAACCCGTCGTGGCGCCAAGCATTCGCAAGACGTTGATGCTTAAGACGAAACCGTACGGAGGGAAACAGCTCGTCTACACGTTTGTCAATTGTGACGTGTTTGGTAAGATTACTCAGCTTCCTGGAGAGGATACGACTGAAATCTTGCAGGTGCAGTTCACTGTCCTCGGGGCCACCACGGCTGCGGGCGTTGAGAACACACCTATGATCGTAGAATCGAAAGACGCAGCATAATCAGCTGCGCCTCTCATAGATGTGAGGCCGACTTTTTTTTCATAGTGATTAGTGCTTGGTAGGGTTGCGGGGGCGAGAATCTCTCCTGCAACCCACCTTTCTTGCCAGCACAGACCAATTACAACCAAAAACGACCAACCAACAACCCAGCAGAACCACAATGAAAAGTATCGATTTCAGTCAGCTCGAGGTGGAGACTTCGATCGGCGTATTTGAGAAGGCTGACCTTAGAAGTGCGCTTGGAAACATCATATACCAACGAGCGACCACCCTCGAACAGGATGCTCTGGCAAGATCCATTTTCGGCGCACCTGAGAATCAAACGAAGGTGTTTTCGGATGACGA